CAACATGTAAAAACTCACGCATAGGAGTTCCATCACCCCACAATGATACTTCCCAATCCTCACTCTTATTAAGTGAACCATCAAACTTTGATATCATTGCTGGAAGAACATGCGATGAATTATGATCAAAGTTATCTCCAGGCCCATATAGATTAGTAGGCATTACTGCAATAGCATTAAATCCATACTGCTTTCTATATGCCTGACACATTTTAACACCAGCAATCTTAGCAATGGCATAAGCATCATTACTAGGTTCTAATGCACTAGTCAATAATTGATCTTCTGTAATTGGTTGAGTGGCAAACTTAGGATAGATGCATGATGAACCTAAGAATAAAAGTTTCTTAACACCATGACGATAAGCAGCATCTATAATATTAGTTTGAATCATCAAGTTATCATAGATGAAATCAGCAGGTTGCTCACTATTAGCACCTATACCACCTACTTTAGCAGCAGCAAGAAAAACATAATCAGGTTTATTAATCCTAAAGAACCTATTAACATCTTCTTGATTTCTCAAATCCCAATTACTATGTGGAGTAGAAAGAATATTAGTATGCCCTTTATCCTTTAGCATCCGAATAATAGCAGAACCTACCAGTCCCGTATTACCTGCCACATAGATTTTACTATCACTGTCCATAAATTACCATGTCCTCAACTAATTGATCAAATGTTATTTTAGGTTCCCAACCTAATTTTTCTTTTGCTTTGGTAGCATCTCCTAACAAAGACTCTACTTCAGCTGGCCTGAAGTATCTATCATTAACTTTAATGACTGTTTTTTTGGTACCCCAATCATACCCAACTTCATCCAAACCTTCACCCATCCACTCAATTTTTAAACCGAATAAGGGTGCAGCCTTGTTAACAAATTCTCTTACAGAGTATTGCTCACCAGTAGCAATCACATAATCATCAGGTTCATCTTGTTGCAACATTAACCACATTGCTTCAACGAAATCTTTTGCATGTCCCCAGTCCCTCTTAGCATTAAGATTTCCTAGTTCTATACATTCCTGTAAACCACATGATATTCTTGATAACCCTTGTGTAATCTTACGGGTTACAAAAGTCTCACCTCTACGTGGTGACTCATGATTAAAAAGAATACCTGAACTACAGTGCATACCATATGCCTCACGATAGTTCTTAATTATCCAGTACCCATAGAGTTTTGCAACTCCATATGGAGAACGTGGGTGGAAAGGAGTAGTCTCTGTCTGAGGTACTGCCTGAACTAATCCATATAGTTCTGATGTAGATGCCTGATAAATGCGTGTCTTCTTCTCCATACCAAGAAGTCTAACTGCTTCTAGAACACGGAGAGTTCCTATTGCATCTACCTGAGCCGTATACTCTGGTGTCTCAAAAGAAACTTTAACATGACTCTGAGCACCTAAATTGTATATCTCATCAGGTTCGACCTTCTTAATGACACTAATAATATTAGTAGCATCAGTTAGATCTCCATAATGAAGTTTCAACTGTGGATAGATAGGATCTATCCTATGGGTATTAATTAATGAAGAACGACGAACAATTCCATGTACCTCATATCCCTTCTCTAATAGAAGTTCAGCAAGGTAGGAACCATCCTGTCCTGTAATACCAGTTATTAAAGCAACTTTACTCATACTTTTCACATTCCTCAAAAGTTTGACCTCTACTATCTTTAAGAGAAAGAATAGGATCTTCAGAAAAAGGCCATTCAATATCTAATTCATTCCACATTAAAGTCCTCTGAGATTGTGGATGATAATAATCAGTAGTTTTATACTGAAACTCTGCTGTATCTGTCATAGTATAGAAACCATGAGCAAATCCTGGAGGAGACCAAAGCAACAGTTCTGGTCTATCTAGTTCGATTCCAAAAGTCTTTCCAAAAGTCTCAGAATGTTTTCTAAGATCTACAAGTACATCATAAACAGATCCTTGAGTACATCGAACTAATTTTCCTTGAGGTTTATCTATCTGATAATGAAGACCTCTTAATACACCTTTAGATGATTTTGAATGATTATCCTGAACAAATTCATAATATCCAAGTTGCTTGGATATTTCTTGATCATTATAGGATTCCATAAAGAATCCTCTTTCATCATCATACCTATCTAAAGTAATAAGTAAGGCATCAACCAGACTGGTTTCTTCTACTTTCATACCATTCTATTGTTTTTAACAATCCTTTTTCAAGACTATGCTTAGGAAAGAAATTTAATTGCTCTCTTATTTTAGCATTACTAATCGAATACCGCAAGTCATGACCTGGTCTATCTTCAACAAACTCTATCAAATCTTCACTTGCTCCCATTAATTTAATGATAGTTCTGACAAGATCTATATTTTTAACCTCACATTCCCCACCAATATTATATTTTTCTCCTATATTACCAGTATTAAAGACATCAAGAATACCCTTACAATGATCCTCTACATAAATCCAATCCCTTATATTCTGACCCTGAGCATAAACAGGAATCTTTTTACCATCCAAAATATTTGTAATGGTCTTAGGAATTAATTTTTCTACATTCTGTCTAGGGCCATAATTATTAGAACAATTAGTAATGATAGTTGGAAGACCATATGTATTATGGTAGGCCATTACAAAATGATCACTAGCTGCCTTAGATGCTGAATAAGGATTCTTTGGATCATAAGGTGTAGTCTCTGTAAAAGATTCCTCATCATATCCTAATGAACCATACACTTCATCAGTAGAAATATGATGAAACTTCTCTACACCATGTTTCATTGATAGGTTAAGAAGATGAATGGTTCCTAAAATATTAGATTGGATAAAAGGATCTGGATCATTTATAGAATTATCTACATGTGTTTCGGCAGCAAAATGAAATATAGCCTTTGGTTTATACTTCTCAAATAATCTTGTTAGAGCACCATTAGTAACATACCTAGATGATATATCAATATGTTCCAAAGGATATTCTAATGGATATAAATTCTTTTTATCAGAAGCATAGGTAAGTTTATCAAGTACCACAACATCTTCATATCCTTTTGATGATAAGTAATGTACAAAATTACTTCCAATAAATCCTGCACCACCAGTAACAAAAATAGTCATTAATAATCCTCAATAATGCTTGATAGATAATCACCATACCCACTCTTAGGATAGGACTCTGCTATTTTTAATAGTTGTTTTCCATCTATCCATTTATTTTTATATGCAACTTCCTCTGGACAGGATACTTTATAAGATTGTATTTGTTCACAATTAGCCACAAAATTAGAGGCTAAAAGAAGAGAATCAAATGTACCTGCATCTATCCAAGTCATTGATCTGGTTAGATTTTTCACATTCAGTTCACCACCCTCCAGATACTTCTTACATAGATCTATAATCTCAGTCTCTCCTCTCTTAGAAGGTTTTAATTGTTTTGCATACTCAATACATTTATTATCAAAAAAATATATTCCAATCAAGGCTCTATTAGATTTTGGATTCTCTGGTTTCTCCTCAATAGATACCACATTCCCTTCATCATATTTCTCAAACTCAATAACACCAAATCTTTCTGGGTCTCTCACTGGATATGAAAGAATAGTAGCTCCTGATTCCTTCTGAGATTCTTTTAATATACTATCTAAGTTATTACCAAAAATAATATTATCACCCAATACCATACAGACATTATCATCACCGATAAAGTCTTCGGCAATTACAAATGCTTCTGGTAATCCATTTGGATTATCCTGTATCTTATATGATATGTTTACACCCAAATGGGAACCATCTCCAAGTAATCTTTCAAACTGATCTACTTGATTCTCATTTGTAATAATAAGTATATCTTTAATACCTGCAATCATTAAAGTGCATAGAGGATAATATATGAGAGGTTTATCATATACATTCATCAACTGTTTAGATACTACTAGTGACGATGGATGAAGACGAGTTCCACTCCCACCTGCCAATATTATACCTTTATACATCATGATCTCCCATAATTATCATTAAAACGTTCTATATCATCCTCTTCTAAGTAAGAACCACTTTGCACTTCAATAATTCTTAATGGTATCTTACCAGGATTTGATAGTCTATGCTTTGAACCTAATGGTATATATGTGCTCTCATTCTCTTTTATTATGAATGCTTTTCCATCAACCTCTATCTGAGCAGTACCTTCTACAACTACCCAATGTTCTGCCCTATGCAAATGCTTTTGTAAAGAAAGACTTGCATTAGGGGTAACTTCTATACTCTTTACTTTATAACGATTGCCTTGATCAATTACATCATACCAACCCCAAGGTCTTTCTTCCTTCATACTATACCCATCTAGTCACCGTTAATTCTATAGAATTATCATCCATTTCCCATTCTTCTTCAACTTCAAAACCCTGCTCCTTAACAGTATTATGAATAGTCATTCTAGCATACTGTTGAGTAACCTTATCAATAAATCTATCAACAGAAATAGGTTGTTTCCAAGTTTCTAAGTCTGCAACTAATTCATATTCACCTGTTCGAGGATCCATACGAAATCCAATATCATTAGTGATAGCAACTTCTGCTTCTACGGTTTCATGTCTAATACCATGAGCACCAGTAACTTTAAGTTCTTGGTCTTCCGTGACATTATATTGAAGGAGTTCTAAAGCCTCAACCAATTGAGGTTTATTCTTAATCTTGGTTTTGATTGTTGTGAAGTGTGACATCGGTTTGTTGTTTCCAAAAATTGTCTATTGGTTGAGCAAGATATTGCTCTGGTTTAGGAGTTACGGCAATAACATTGCCAAGTTTGTTCTCTATTGATTCAGTAATATGTTGGCATTGATTACCAACAACACCTATAACTTCTTCAGTTACATTACCATCTTGTCTGATAGTAAATTTAATGGTTTGTTTTTCCATAATTAAAATTGTTTAGGATGGGTGACTACATCTCCATGTATCTCACCAATATCATCTATGTGAGCATGATCTATTTTTTCAATATGTAGATGCTCTAATGCATTAGCAATTCTTTCGAGTGCTGATGCTATTCTAGTAAACTCTTCACTCATAATAATCACCTTTAGTATAACAAGGAACACCTGCAGGGTCAAGCCATTTAGTGTACTCAAAATCTTCAATAGCAGTTGTTAGTTGCATTCCATTATCACAAAGATACATGTCTTTATATCTTTTAGTATAATGATCTTCTTTTTGAATACGAAAATCTGGTTTACCATTCTCCAGAGTTCCTACTTCTACATAACGGTATGGAAACCGTTCCATAATTATATTCATATCAACCTCCAGCAGCATCACATCCAATGTGACTACCAGCAACAACTCCCAATGGAATAGCCCACCATCTACCATCTCCTCTTGAGACAGCAGCAGCAAGTCCACCACCTAAAATACCACCAGCAATCTTACCATCACTACAATCATTATCATCAACTTCATAATGATTTTCTACAACTGTTCTTGTTGGTCTTCTAATTGTTGCTCTATTTCTCTCACAAGGGAACTCAATAGTTTCCTTCCAAGATCTAACATAACCAGGATCACTTTCTGTACCTGGTATATACTCTTCCCTATACTCAGATCTATAACAAGTCTTAGAGGATGAATAACCTGCTTGATATTCATCAGCAACCACAGGAGTGGATGATAATAATAAAGCAGCAGCAAGTACTAGTCTCATACTCTTTCTCCTTTAAAATCTGCCTGAAGACATTCTACTATAAGACTGTAATCATAGTCGGGGTCTTCTCCATTTAATACTACTTCGTTCTGATAATACCTCTTTAATTTTTTATAAAGTTTTGGATTTTTTACATCTAAATAAATTTCTTTATTAGCAGCAGCCCGAAGGATGCTTATGTCTTTCTTGAACTTTGAAGTAAGCGTCATTGCTTTAATTGGTTTACCCCAATATTATACTGGATATAGGGTATGTAGTCAAGTAATTAACCCTGCCAAATCATATCAGGCATTGGTTGTTGACCTGGTCGCATTACAAATAATAATATACCATAACACAAAAACCATATAATATTAAATAACCATGCTTGTCTCCAAAAATACTTCCTTACAGTCATAGCAATTGCAACCTTTTTAACGGCTTCAGGATCATAAGAATTACCTATCTGTCTAAGTATCTGCTCAATAACAAATGCAATAATTGTACCTATGACTAATGGCCAAAATACAAAATTTGCAAAAGACATTATTGCTATTAGGAAAGTCATTGCATTGGATGGAATAAAAGGTCGGGGAAAAAGTAATTAAACTCTATAAGTATGACTGCTGTAACAGTCAACCAAATGGTTGCTACAACTGGTGCAGATCTAAACCA